AATTGTTTCCGTACCGATAGTAACGTCACTTGAGTTAAAAGTTCCAATAGTACCAGCAGGTTTATAATAAAGAGCACCAGAGGTACCAGATAAACAAGTAGCTGCCATAACGTAAATGAAAGACCTAATTATAGATTAGCGTCTTTTCTGCAATTTGTTTAGCTTAAAACAGTAGCAACAAAAGAAGTATCTATTCTTCCTTCATATAAAGGAGGATTTTCCGTTGTAGAAAAAGTTGGACCATCAATATTTCCAGTCTTAAAATAAACACCTGTATTAGTTTTGGCAGCGTTATTTAAAGTTTCTAAAACATTAACAGCAGTAGTGACAAGAGTTTGATTTCTTGCTGGTCCTTTACCTTTCTCAGAATAAACACGAATAACAATCGCACCTCTTGCAGTATCAACACTAGAAGTAAGAGTCACTTCGTTTGTTATCCCAAAAACAATATTAACAAGTACATATTCTGTAACACTTCCTAAAGGTGCAGCAGTGATATTA